ATTAAGAAGAATAACTTAATGAATATATGGTAAGTGGGGGGACCAACCCGTTGGCGATCCCCCCTATGCAAACCAAACACAAATTACGATGCCACACACTGGAGATCGAGCGAAGTATCAAAGCGGCGAAGCAAGATACCTGCTGTTTTCAACATGTGTACAGACGCACCGTCTATATCACTTGCGCGAGTGTCAGAGCCAGTAAATCCTTTTGGAACAACTGAACCTGAAACAGCCCAACGCAACATTTCACGACCCTTCTTATTGATCATCTGGAGGTTGTTTTCTCCGTCATAAGATGATTGGTCAACGAAGGTCATTCTATAAGATTCCAATGGCAATCCAGTATCTGGGTGCTTGCTAGAAGCTTGAGCAACTGGGCCATGGTCAAACAATGGAACTTTTACTACGTTCACTCTGTGACCATCAATGTGGTCGTAAGAAGTGAAGTAACCGGTGATACCCAAGCTACGACCTGATCCAGTGATGAACTTAGATTCAGTAGACTGCAGGTAGTTGTTGTTACCGTAGTAGTTACGCAGAGCCTTATCGAACTCACGTGCACCACCAATACCAGTGTACAAAGTAACCTGCTTATCAGTAGCGTCAGTCATGCCGTAGAACAAGTCACCAATAACGTCCTCAATCTTCTTTTGAGTCAAAGTAGAGTAAGTGTCTTTGTTGATGATCTGCTCGAACAAACCAGGACCAGAAATAACTGGCTGACCGTTCTCGTCCAACATTCTGTTTGCACCGTCAGCGTCGTAAGTCTTCTGACCGTACCAGTAGTACATCTCACACTCTTCCTTAAACTTGAGCATGTGACGGTACTCTTCGTAGTCCATCCACAACTTAGTGGTAGAACCCTCTTTAGTTGGGAGATTAAATTCAGCAACGTAGTCCTTAGCATTACCAGAGAAGTGGTAAGACTTACGTACGGTACCAATCTTAGATCGAACCAACCCGGGTGCACTCCAGTTAGAAGCATTACCACGAGAGAAGTCAATTCCTACGTTAGCAAAGAGCATACCCCACAATGCGCCGTCTGCGAGGTCAGCAGTAGCAATAGCAGATACATCAGGAGATACAATCTTCAAGATATACTCATAACCACCAGCTGCAGGCTTAGGCTGTTCCATGATTCGAGCCAATGCACCTGATTGAGAAACCAAGGTGTAAGGGAAGATGAACCACTTGTCAGGGAAAGTTACTTTGAACATAGAACCACCTGCTCCTGTACCAGTAGATGCAACAACAGGTCGAACGTTTACTTCGTGAGTCTTCACGCGGTACTCATACTCGAAGCGGTCGATAGACTTAGTATTTCCAACACCCTCAGTCAAGAATGAGAGTGGGAACTTCTTTTCCTCACGACCTGCGAGGTGAGTAATAATTGGAGACAACTCTTCTGGTTTCTCCATCAAAGCATTGACCAACGAGTTGGTGTCGGTCATCTGCGAATCATTGTAGTACGTTTTCAGTACTTGAGTTAAAGCCATAGTTTTCTAATTTTTAGTTGTTTATTGTAATATGCTACCTAGATCCAATTGGTCAAAGTCGACTGTCTTGGAGCTACGTTGTTGTTTTCGGGCAGACTTAACTCGCTCTTCATTTGATATGATTCTTTGTCTCAAATTCTTAGCAGCTTGCGTCTTAGCCTTCTTTTCAATTACACCATTTAGGTCAAACCCACTATACAGCATATAATCTATAGCGAGTTTAATATCTGTCCCTGCTTGTTGATAATCGAGATCACGTTGTGTTTCTCCATTCTGTCCAATAGGTTGAGATATGTAATCAAAAAAGTTTGATTTTTCTCTATCTGGGATACGGACCCCTGCAAATTCGTTACCTGATTCTATTGTTTCAGCAACCTCATTCCAGAATTGGTTCTGTTCTTCTTGTCGTTGCTGGTACATTGCCTGCTGTTGTTCCATGAGCTGTTGCTGCTCTTCTTGTTGGAACTTAACAAGATGCTGCTTTGCTTTCTGCGCATTGTTAAAGAGTCTCCCGGAGTCTTCATACGTATCAATAGTGTCTTGTATGAATTCGGAGTCGTGCCCTTTAGTTTGCAGAAATTGTGCTAGAATAGCACGTTGCATGCTAGTATCATCTTCTCGCATCTCAATAGAACCGTAGTCTATTTGTTGGCCCTGTCTTTGAAAGAACTCACGGGAATCACCTCCCGCTAGTACATAGTCTAGATGTTGTTGAATCTCGGGGAACTGCTCAAACAGACCGGCGAGTTGTTCCTCTGCAGCGCTTTGACTAATGTCTCTTACAAAGTTTGTAAGTCCTTCTACTGAGTCTTCGTAATCGTTCTCCAACTCAAAGCCCAGGGTCTTAGCTACTTCAAAAGCAACACTACTCGGTTCTTCAACTTCTTCAACGTCGTCTTCTTCAACTTCTTCTTCAACCTCATATTCGGTTTCAGATTCTTCGATTTCAACTTCATTGTCAATTTCTTCTACATCCTCAACTTCTTGAGTTTGTGTATCTTCTACGTCTTCAACGTCCTGGACGTCTTGGACTGTATCAACCCCTTCACCCAGGACATCGTCCAGTGTCAGAGAGTCAATATTTAATTTGTCATCTGGTTGCATGTTTACAAATTTATTTAGTTAATTCTATAGTTTTATGTAAAATTATTTTTTACAATACTCCTTATAATATATCACTACCTATTCCATCTAGCTGCGTTACGAGCAAAGTTTGCACGTCTAATTAGAGCAGCAGAATACCTATCTTTATTGGCTAATACGTGTCTTGCCGCCTCTTGGACACTCATACCTTTTGACTTTGCAAAGGCAGTAAATCTTCCCCTGTTTTTTTCTTTAATACGAATACCGCCCCTTTTTGCTACGTTTTCTGGCTGTTTATCATCTTTTTCATAAGCTATAGCATTTAACATTTTAAAGATGTCTTTTTCTGTGTATCCTTTTCTCAGATCGTTATATTCTGTGGGCGAAGCTCCAGGCTCAAAAATGTATTCGTAGAAGTCCTTTTCTGAGACTGGGGAGTTGAAAACGTCCACCCCTCTTGCAGATAGGGCCCGACGCATTTCCATTATACGTGCTCTAGTTTCCGTAGGCTTTTGTATATACTTTCTAAAGGCGTCTGAAGTTGGGTACACTACTTTGTTTTCCTCGTCTGAAGATCTAGCATCATACATCATTTTAATGTCCGCAGGTGGGATAAAACTTCCTGCATTATCTGATGTATGAGATCTTTCATGTACCCCAACTCCCAAAAGATAAGGGGTAGCACCTTGACTAGCCCAAGCAGGATTGTATGCAGTATAGCTAGCTGATGGCATAGCTTGATTCATCGAAGCAAATGCTCCAATGTTTGGGTTGTAGTCATAACCATATAAATCTTTAAAATCCTCTTCAGTGGGGGTTGCGCGAAATTGGGTTTCTAGTATACTTTGGTTTCTTTTATTTGTAATTTCGGATGCCCTAGCGCTTGGTCCCGGAAAGAAATAGGGCCCGACATAGGGAAGACTACTTAAAAAAGAATTGTTTCCTGATGATTTCAAATAGCTATCAGTCAGCATTTTATTTGCCATCGGGGAGTTGTTCCACTGCATATTGAAGTCTGCTCCAGCAGTATCTATAAACCTTGCTGGATCATTAGTTGCTAAACCTGATATAGGATCACCAGACGGTACAATGTCGTATTTGTCTGACATTCCCATAGTAAGTACTTTTCTGGGACCGGCTCCTTGGTATTTACGAATACTAGCCCCTCCGTATTTATTTTTGTAGAGTGGATTCTTAGCTTGATTAGCTAGCAGATTTGTTACACTAATTGCATCGGGATCGTAAGTAGCAGTTGTTTCCTTTAGTATTTTAGGATTGTACAAATCATCTGCCTGTTGAATTACATCGTCTGCTTGATTTTTTAGTTTAGAGATTGCACCCATCTCTTCTCGCCGCGCTGTATTAAAAATATTTTTTGCGTCATCAATTATGTCAAGTTCGGCCTGTCTCATGGATCTTGGCATCCTTGCTGCTTGATTTTGCAGTTTTAATATCTGCATACTTTCAGGCATAGCTGATTTACTAAGGTTTATTGCCTTAGATGCAGCAGGCTTAAGAAGTCTTCCAGGATTTAGCAGTGTTAATGCGTCGAATATAGGATACACAGGAGTCAGTCCTGGTGGATCGTAATAGTATGGAGACCATGGTGGTATTCCATATTCTAGCTCATTAATTATCTTTTGATCTATCCCTGCACGGGGATTTTGAGCATTAATAAATGCTTGTTCTGCATAATTAGGATGAGCTGTGCTTTCTGCTACAAAAGAATCTCTCCAACTACCGCTTTGCATTTCTTTAGAAGACATGTAGGCTGTTCTTGTAGTGGGAGTAGAGTTGCCCCCTATTAGATTTCCTGCTGTAATAGTGTTTCTATACAAGTCTGTCCCAGGGAGCACTTTACTGAAATCAGATGTACCTTGTAAAATATCTCCTTGCGCTAGTTCCCCTAAACCCTTTGCCCCACTATACAAACTGTATAAAGTCTTTGGGGCTTTTAGTGCTGAAACTACTTGGTTTCCTACAGGTAGTTTTGAAATTCCAGATGCAGCACCCCCAATATCTCCCTCTGCTAGTTTAGCAAATGATTTAGGAGCATTATATGCTCCAGATGCTGCTGAGAAGGCTGAAGATGCCTGTCCTAGAGTTTGTCCCCCAAGTAAGGTTTGTGGGGCGTTTACAAGGTTTCTTATGCTACCTCCTACTCTAGTATTACCTGCCCAGTTCATAACTGACTGCCCAGGTTTCATTACGTATTTAGCTCCTTTGTTTGCGTAGTCTATTCCTTTTCCTACAGCTTGCCCAAAGCGAGTAGATGCTACTGGATTTAAGGCTTTAGTTGTTAGATTGCCTACTGTATTTGACAGCATAGACTTTCCTGTGTTTATTCCCTTTATTGCACTTCCGACAGCTTTTGGAGCAACTCTTGTAGCAGTTCCAAATCCTCTTGCAAGTGCTGATGCTCCTGAGCTTGTTCCTGCTGTTCCTAAAAATAGTCCTACATCAAGGGCTGGGGCTAAGTAGTCTTCTGCAAATTGATTCCTTGCATTGTTTATGCTGTTAAACATGCCCATAGAATCTTGTAGGCCTTGTTCTCCTAGATTCTTAAATGCAAAGTAGTTGTTCCTAGCTTGCATAGAGGCGTTATCTAGATCAAGATCTCCTACAACTTCTGCAGGATTTAACATCTGTACCCCGGGTGCAAACTCTTGGCTTAGTGGGTCAAATGATAACCCAACATCCCCATATTTATTTATTGCCGCATCAAGCTTAGCCTCGTATTCTTCAGGTGAAATTGTTACTCCAGCATTTTGATACTTACGTACTCCTCCTGACTGCATGTTAGCAGGAGTCTCAATGACTGTCCCACGTTGTGGTCCTGTTGGGAGATTTCGCACACCAGGGGGAACATTTTCGTATGATTTGACTAAGTGTCCCTGCTCATCATACTTCTCTATGTTAATTGGGGCTTTCATGCCCTCCGTAGTGAATGGGGTATTAGGAGGGACATTAGGGAATACCATACTTTTGTTAATGTCCCCAGCCTGGTGTGCAGGTCTCAGTCCTTGCTGTTGTTGCTCCGGTGTACGTGCAACCTCTATATTATTTTGCTGCTCGAACTGCCCAATAAGGTCAACGCCTTGGTTGTACGCCTTATATACGTCAAGTATAGATCCGGGAAACCCAGATGCTCTATGTCTGCTTAATAGGTGACGTCTTGTGGCGTTATCCATTACTCCCCGTTAGGTTCAAGGTCACCTTCTTTATCTAGTGCTTCACGCTTCAGGTCAATCTCCTTAAGCTTGATATCATAATCTTGTACAAGCTTTTGCAAATCTATATCTAGGCGATTAGCTTGGTCTTTAGCTTCAGCGTTGATAAGAGCAATCTCGATATCCTTCTGGCGGTCTTTGTCTTTCTCTTGAATATCCATTTGCATCTGCTGTTGTTGCATCTGCATCTGTTGTTGCTGCATTTGTTGCTGAGCTTGTTGCTGTGCAACTTCAAGTTCTTTTTGGGCTGCTTCAGCTTTGCGAAGCTTCTCTTTAATTGAGGAGAAGTTCTCAGTGTCAAGCAGCTCAAGTACTGCAGTTGCAGGCATCCCGTTTTGAATCATAGCTTGTGACAATTCCTTAGCTTGTCTGATGTTCTCTTGGTCTCTACCTGCATCGGATACAAAGATTCCGTATTCAGTCTCCATGTGCCCAAGGGAGTCAATGTCAATGTACTGCGCTGTAGTGTCAGGCATTACGTACATCCCTTTCTTCCCCGATATCCAAGCTTCTTTAGAGTAATCCAATAGTCCTTGGAGTTCTCTTTGCTCAAATCGTGAGAATTTGCGGAATAGATCTTCAGTTATGTGCGAGGACTGAACAATAGCTTGTTGCGAAGAGCCTTTGCCTTCGTATGCCCCAATAGTTCCTTGTCGTTGTCTATTAACCCCTGATATCTTCTCCCACTCTTGCATTGTAGTTTCAAGAAGCAGGATATATTGCTGGATTGTTTTAATTGACATATCCAGAACAGACTGGTGCTGTGGAGATAGTTGTATCCCTTCTTTGTTGTAGTCAACCCATGCAATACCAGTTCCTTCAACATAGTACATGAATTTGTCCATGTCCCATTTCTTTGGGATCATGTTAATATCAAACTGCGCAATAATGTCTTTTGATCGTGCGATCGCAAGCTCCATGCGGTACTTGAAGATATTGTAATTAATCTGGAACGGGATACCCAAACTAACTAGGGAGATATTATTTGAGTTAATGTCTGAGTATTTAAACCCGTTGACTGGGAGCTTGCACTCAGATGGGTTATCTATAGACGTACGTTGGTTGGGTATTGGGCTTGTCTTAACGTAGAACCTACCATCAATCTTAGTTCCTTCCCATATTTCGTTTACCCACTCCCACTCGAGTTTTGCCCCCATTTCCTTCATTTCTGCAGGCATGCGGAAAGATTCGTCTACCTCAAATTCCTCAATCATCCCAGTCTGTGGGTCTGGGTATGATACAAACCCAATTCTTTTTCTAGACTTCCAGTATACAGTTACAACCTCTACTAGTCTATTGCGGTAAGTATTGTCGTCTGAGCCTGTAGCCTCTGCTCGGTAGAGCAGGTATGTATAAACTGACTGGTGTTTTGGGTCTTCAAGTTCGAGACACTGTTCTTCACTCAAGTATTCCCCGTAGTGATCAATAACTGTAGATGCGTGTGCGTATCGTCTGATTATTGCCCAATCCCCATCTTCTACAAACTCTACATCCGGGTCCTTGTCAAAGTCTACATCAATCGGGTTGATTACATCGTAGAATGGTTCTGAACGCCTTACCCCTTTGTGTGAATAAGCTTCCCCAGACACAAGGAAGTGGAAGAACTGCTTCTGGAACTTATCGTAAATCTCTTGCTCATACATAATGTAGTTCATAGCAGCTTGTCCTTTGATAGCTCTATCATCTACGTATGTACGTTCAAATTGCTCCATAACTTGCGGAGGGAGCAGTGGTTGCTGTTCCTGGATCTGTTGAGTCTGCAGATCCTTGGGCTCAGCTATTTCTTTAAGAAACATAGCCTCTATCACAGTTCGAAGCTGCTGTTGTTTAGCTTCTTCTTTAAGGCTTACAGAGTCTGCGTTCTTTACAGTTACAGTGTAATTCAGTGGTCTCTTTGACTTTTCCCCAAGGAGTAGGTCAATGATTGGTTTAATGATTGGGTAGTTTCTAAGCTTTGATGGGAAGTTCTCTCTAGTCTTACCGTATGGTTTAATTACGTATCTGTAATCAGCTTCGTCTACTTCTCCGTTGTAATAGTCGTATAGGGCTTTGAGATTGCTTCTTCGCTCACTCAACCCAAACTTAGATATATTAATAAAAGCGTCAACGCACTCCTCCCTCCACTTCTTTGTCTTCTTGCTTAATGGGAGTCGTTGCTGCGGTATTTTTGCGGCTCCGTACATTCGTGTAAAAGTATAAAAATTATTTATAATTCCTGTCAAACCAATCGTCTTGCGACATATCATTTATAGTTTCCACCACCTCTTTATTATATAACTCTCGCGTATGATACATCCCAACCATAAAGGCCATGACCCGGTCAAAGTTACCTCGATGGTTAAACTTTATTAGTTCTTGCAATAGTCCGACATCATAAATCTCGTGTAAGTTAAGTCTTACCTTCCCATCTTCGTCTGTTGATCTTGGGGAAATTAACCAGTCTCTTATATAAAGCTCTCCTTGGCGTTTTCGTTGCTCGGTCATGTGCATCCCATATTGACGTCGTACATTTCTGGATTGCAATTCCCGTTTATCCAACATTTCAAATTCTTCCTGTAGTTTGTATAGTTTGCGGTAGCGCTTAGCATAAGCTATGAGCTCACCACGATCATTCTCAAACCCAATCTTTGCGTTGTAGTAGTCTGCAAGTAAGAATAGATTACGGTTGTATTCGTCCTGTGTTTCTGGGCGACCTACATAGCTAGCCACAATTATATCGTCAGGCTTAGATAAGTTGTTAGGTCGCTTGATTACATATGCTGCCCCGAGAGACTGGTTTGTTGTGGATCTCCCCTGTGCATACGGGTCATGGCATATTATATAGAGATTATGAGGTATGTTACCTTCCTTGGTTTTGAATGGGTTCTCATAAACAACTACACCCCCAGTTAAGTTATCGTCTTTCCTGTGTGGGAACTTTGTTATGGGCTTTACTCCTGGGTCTGGGCGAAACTCTACACCTTCTCCCTTGTGGTATAGTACTCCTGCGGTTCCCTCTTTTTCTAGGTTGTGTGCCTTGACTCTGTTGTACTGCTCCTTCAAAGACGTTACGTCAAAGATGTTGATTGTTGTTTGGAGTGTAGCTTCTTGTGGGGTAAATGGGTGCTCAGCTGTGTACTGGTCTAGTGCTTTTGGATCGTTGGCCTTCTTCTTGTTTTCTCTAGCTGCCTCCTCAAACTCTTTGGCCGCGTTAATTAGGGAGTTCCCGTCTTCATCCATAAAGCCATCTAAGTTCTGGTAGATAGGGACAAAGTATCCGCACTGTGTGCCCATAGCTCCTGCGTCCCACTCATTATCAAAGGCTAAGCAGTTGTATGCCTCCGGGTGATAAAACAATTCTTCTAATGATTCAAACCCATGCCCCTCTTCACCCCCAGTACCGAATGCTATCATTGTACCTAAGGTCTTAGAACCTTGTTTCATTGTAGGCATAGCAATCTCCCACGCAGTTAACAGCCCAGAAAACGAACCAGCTTCTTCAAAGAATATAAGTTCCCCTGCTTTACCTCTGACTTTGTGCGGATTGTCCTTTAGTGATACCCCTATTATTTGTGACTTCATCCCCAGTGCTACATCAGTCCCGTTGACTCGTTTCTTGTACCCCGATTGCTTGTGCATTTCCTTGTCGATCAGACGAGGTTGTGTCCATGCTGTGTTATCATCTATGAATGATATAAAGTCCCAGGTTTTGCTGAGCAATCCGTCCCCAGTTAGGTATTCCTTCTGCTCTGCGAACACGAAGTTCTTAGAGTTACGTAGGTGGAAGTAGTTACGTGCTAGCATACTCCCGGCTTTGTAAGAGAATCCCTTACGTCTAGCCTTTAGCACAGACATATGTTTGTTTTCTTTTCTGCAAGTGTCTACTGCGTGGTAATAGTGGTAGTCCCCATCGTAGAATGCTGGAAATGTACGCTCTCTGCGGGCCTGGACTGTCCCATCTGGGAGTACTTCGTCTACTGCTCGGTCAATTGGGCAATAGTTTAAGTAGAAGTAGTGATATCCAGTGATCCGTACCCCATCTACCTCAAATCCGTATAAACACCTATCTCGCTCTCTGTCCCAGTAGTCATAGTACTCTTTTGTACCGTCTAGTGCGTCGGTATAGTACCCATGTTCTAGGTAATGCGTAGCTGCTGGGGAGAATAGGTGCGTATTCTTGAACATTACTGCGAATACTTGTTGGTCACCACCCCACCACGGTTAGGGTTTTCCTTCTGTTGCTGTTTTTTAACTAGCTCTTCTAGGTCATCTAGGCCTTGTACCACCTTAGCCATGTTAGCAAGGTTAGATATCAGGTCTTTAGCGTGGAATATGGGCTTCCCATTGTCATCCATCATGGTGAGATCCACGTCATTGAAGTATTTCTCCAGTTTTGTTACGGATGCACGTGCAGCTTTTAGGAGTTTTACTGCAGATGTCTCTGATAACTCTGCATATACCTGTATTGCCGCCTTAATATTAGGGGATGCACGTACTTTTAGGACTTCTTTTATCTGTTCCCATCTATTTTCTTCGTCATATACGCTATATGGGGAGCGATGGTCTACAAAAAAGTACACCGCAGACAGCTCATCTACCTTTAGAATCTTAAACTCTGGGATAGTGAGTGCATATGGGGATGGGATTACCTTATTTCCGCTAACTGTTATCAGGTCTTTCATTCAAATAGTTTAATCTTCCTTTTCTCACGTGAAACTTACCTAGAAATGGGAGTCTAACTGACTCAAACTTCCCGGCACGGATCACATCTGCTACATATTTAAACTGATAGTAAACTGCTTCTTCTACTTTGTGGAGTGGGAGATTGTATTCACTGGCTAGTTTTTGTATCATTACTTTTTCCTTCATTCTTTTCCCATCTATTGTCGGGGCAATCTGCTGTAGCCCACTTTGCTTTTTCTTCCACTACACAACCACAAAGCCCACACCTATAAGCATTCTTTAGATGTGGGCATTTGTTACATGTGAGCAATCTGTCTTTGTATTTGGCCTCTGTTACGTTAGGGGCTCCTTGTCTTGCATACTCTACTGCTTCTTTTTTAAAGTTGTTGAGCATTTTAAATATAGAAAGTTTCTTATTCATTACTGTAGAGTATTTGAAGGCTTACACTTTTCTGTGGGAGGAGTATTGGGGACAAGGCGTACCCGTTCTTGTTCTTTTTTATTGCTCCTTTGTCCTTAAGTTTTTTAACATAGTTGTTAAGGGTGTTGTGATCTTCTATGTTTAGGCTTTTTGCTACAGCTTTTTTGTTTTCTGTAGAGCATAGGTTTACTGTATCTGATAGATCAATAAATTTTGACAGTACTAGGAGCTCTTTGTCTGTTAGCTCTAGTATCCCGTTAAATACCTGTAGGTATTTTAGAGTAGAGTCTACTTTTATTTTAAGAGTTTTCATTTATCTGTACTTTTGCTTTCCCGTCAACGATATTTATGACCGTTCTGGAGGATTGTTTGTTGAATTCATCTACGTACACTTGTATGTGTTCACGTGTGCACAGGAAAGACAGAAACACCTCTATTTCTTTTGCGGCCATAGAGAGTTTCTGCTTCATCTGTATTGCGGCTTCTGATGAGTTTCTTAGCTCATCAAAGTCCTTCAACGGGATTGTAACCGTCCCGTCCATGATTTAGATAATCTTTGGGATAACCCCTACAATTTGGAACTCATTGACACAGGCAAACTCTCCCTCATCTAAATGTATGATGAGAGCTCCTGACTCTGGGTGTACAAGAACTGTATCACCTTCCTTAACCATCTGACAATCAGGCCCCGCAGCTTGTACTTTTACTACGTTAGTGCTGATTGCTTTTTGTCCCTCCCCTAGCAGGTGAATACCGGAGTCGGTTTGTTCTACTCTTGGGGACGCGAATACTACCCAGTCACGGGTTGGTTTGAATTTTAACTTTGCCATTATAGTTTGCTTTGCAGCAAATATATAAAGGAAAGTTATATAGTATCAAAATCTATGTAAGTAATTTCTACGCACT